GGCTCTTGCCCATCTTCCGCTCATACAGTGAAAGAGGCGCTTTCATCATTCCATTATTTACTCTGTTCATCAGAGAATAATGTATTTTGAATCCCGCGCTTTCCTGGCTGGATCGAAGTTTGATATTGCTATCCCAACATTAGATATGACTTCTAATGGGTCCATCGATCGAACCTTTTCTATATACTAGAAGAGTCAAGTTCAGGACAGATAACAGTGCACAACTGGAATCCGCCTAAATATGAAAAGAAGAGTCTGGACTATAAGTCTAGTCAAGCTGTGGCTCTCGTGTAGTTTAAAGGTAATTCGCATAACCTGCAAAAGAAGCAGTTGCGTCCCACCAACGAACTCCCGGCATCCCGGCTTTAGCCGCAAGAAGCACTAACCAGTTTTCAGTTGGTATAGTACGTCTAGGAGCTTCATTAAACTTAAAGCTCATTGCATATGCAGTTGAGTCTTTATATAGTTTAACAGCTTCTAAGATAGGCATACCATATTTGGCAGCTTTGTATAGTCGATCTTCAAGTTCGTCTAAACGATCTTGTGGGTCGGTATCCCGAAGAAGGATATCCTCGGCTATACTACGTCTTTGCGCCATTATCACTGGATTTACCTCTCCTAAAGGAGAGAGATCCAAGATAGTGAAAGCAAATTCGTCTATCTTTGCATCATAAGTTGATACCACTTGTTTAGTGATAGCTAAAGCCTTTAAATAGGCAGTTTCACTCATATAAGGGATCAGCTCGTCTCGAGCGAGTTCTAGTCTCGTATCAAAATCTGATAACGTAGACTCTAAGATCTCGTAAGATTCACCTTTCAGCATTTCCACTACGCTTTGCATAGTCTGATGCAGTGGTATAGAAGCCCGTTTGGGCTCTATAACATCCTCCTCATTATGAGGATCTATCAGTACACTAATTGCATATTCTAGCGATTTATTATCCGATTTGGTTAATGATCCTAAAATAGCTAAAAGCGCATGATGTGCGCCAGCCTTAAGAGGTTTGGTCATATCATGACTTCCACGGGCTAACACGGCTGCAATTGCAGTCCGTGATAGCTGGATTCGTCTAAGAGCTAATCGCAAGATTAGTCCAACTTTTCCGGGTAATGAATCTCCTTTAAGGAATTCATTCCATGATAACCCCGAAACATCTTCACCGCTTAATGAAGTTCGCTTAGCAAACTCAAAAGCAGGAATAGTCGGGGCAGGTATAGATTTGGCTGGGTTTGCACCCACGCCCAAGAGATCGAGTATTTTACAATACTCGAGATAAACATCTTTATCAAAGATAACGATGTCATCTCCAAGGATCTCATATAAATCATACCATAGCTCCTGTTTTCCTTTGCATCTATGAACTGCAAACTGCAATATCATATGATGTGTTAAGGCTAACATAGCCCAGGAACTTAAGGCTCCCATCGGTTGCCCGACAGAGTATTTGTAGTAACCAGGACGTAACTCAGGATATTGATCCGTGATCTTAGAACTGTTTAACACATAATCTCTTTCTACTAACAGATTTCGCCAAGCATCACTTAATGCTTTAGACAATAACGTCGTTAATACACTTTGTTGTAAAACAATAGGTAAACGATCGGTAGCACTGCTAAGGTCAACAGACCATGCATGCCCCCGACGCAACGCTTTCTCCATAGATCGCGAAGCCGAAGCATCTTGATCCAAGGTTCCATCGTTAGGTAGAGCCCCTAATATCTTAAATAAATAAGAATGTAGAGGTTTTAAGAATGACTGTGTCCAAACATCGACTATAGCGAAAACACGAAGTTTTCCGGCAGCTTCCTCTTTAAGAGAAAGTTGACCGCCTTTCAGATTTACATCTGATGGGCTAGCAAATGTCCACGTTCGGTGATCCGGTAGGAAAGTTTTTCTAACTTTCCCGCCATTTTCTTCTGCGCAAAATGCCATATTCCCTTTTACTGGAATACGGGCCCCTTTTGTAAGTGCTTGAAATAGAAATTCGGTATAATTATCGAGTTTTCTAAACAAGACAAAAGATTCAGAAGCTATAGCATATTGCTTAAATAAGTTATAGGTTTCTGCATCTTGGACTATCCAACACAAATCGGATAGTACGGAAGACATGGCTACACCCGCATTAGTACTGGCAGATCTCGACTTAACAATGTAAGAGGCTGATATAGACGATTTAGAGGGTAGATACTCTCTTAATAGTCTCTTCATATTTTTCGATATGAAGGTATCAAAATCATCAAGTATACTTTGCTGTCCTGTATAAGGATCAGTAATAGTATTTAACTTGGGTGATAATGGTCCTTCTATAATTCGATAAAGATTGAACAATGTCAACCAGAATCTTATAACACTAGCATTACCATTACGTATAGATCTTCGATCTTGCGACTGGATAATGAAAGGGATTCCATTATGGAGTCTCGGTAGTGGCATAGAAGGTTCGGCGTCTCTT